TTCTTTCCCCACCCATGCCTGAACAGGGGTCGTACCTATATCAATAACTCTAAGTGAGCGGGGCCACCCGGCAGCATTAAGGATCCTCTCCACACGTGCACCAGTTGTTTCTACAGGAGCATCAATCCTCACTCGCGCCTGTGATAGAGGCTCAAACCCATCAAGAACTGTAACAGGAACCTCATTGACACGACCCTGCCAGTCCTGAGGCCAGTCTTCAATATCACCACGAAATAGTTGGTAAGAGAAACCATCTTTAATAGCACGCAGGCGACATGGTCGTGCAGGAGCTACTTCAGGGGAGTAAGGAGAGGACGGATTTCCTGGGTCAAAGCGCCTGTCCTGGTTGCGTAAACGAGTCTGCAGTAGGCCTGTCTCTGGGTCACGGAAGATGTCTGTTCTTCCCCTCTTGACAGACAACTCTAACTGCCGTGACGTAGCAACAATATCATCAGAGACAGTTGTCCATGTAAATGTAGTACTCGTTGCACGAGAGTATCCGTGGTACTCCACTTTTTCACGCGAAAGGTCATGCTCGTATACCGCAACCTCGTCAATACGCCCATCGAAGAAATTGGTTGGAACCTGTTGAGTTGAAGCACCAACTGTAAGATAAGAGTCGATAGACCTCTTCATCATTACCCATGACTTCGGGAAGTATGCAGCAAGAGCACCGTTGATATAGAGTGAAACAGAGATTTCATTGACAACACATACAACGTGGTATGTAGTTGAAGCAGAGAAACTCTGTGTTGTTGTATAGGTAAAGGTTGTCTCAACTCCATCTACGAGTGCTACCAGTGTGAATTGAAGATACCCATTATTGAGGCGAAAATCAAAGATTGGTGCATCTGTTGTTCTCACACCTCTGGCAATAATTGACCGGATGCCTGTAACAGAATCTGGACGAATGTTAGCCTCAAGGGTTAACAACGTGACATAGTCAGTTACAGTTTCTGGAAAGTCTAGCAATCCCATGTCAAACCCATGGAGAAATCCTGTGGTACCATTGAAGTCATACGAGGAGTCAGAATCCCCAGAAAGAAGTGAACCTGCATTACGCGTGATAGTGCCATTAGTAACAAGATTTAATCTGCCCATCTGGTCAATCACAGATGCAAGACTCTGATCTTCATTTAATCTGTAATAAACAGTAGGGAGATCAAGTGCCACTGCTTCTGTATAAATAGGTCCACCAGAGGAGTTAAAAGACACATCAAGATACAACTCAGGAAGGGTTCCTGCAGCAGCGCCTGCTATAAAAACACTAGCATGATCTAGCCCAAAACCACTGTCAGGTACATTAAGTAGGCTGGAAATATCTACAGATACAATTGCACTGTCAACTCCACTCCCACTGTCAGACCTATTGTGGGAGGCAGATCCAGCTGAAAGAGGAGACTTAAGAAGTACGAGAACTGTCAATGCACTGGCCGCCCTCGACGCTCCTCAACAATGATCGCTTCTCTAATCCTGTCGTTGAGGTCCTGCTCGTAGATAAGGGACCCGTATATGTGCTGATGCACGATAGGAGCCATACTTCCCGTTGTAGACGTCCCACTCCCTGCGAGAGCGTACCCACCCCCTGCTGTAGGTTGCATCGCGCCTGCGAGTGCGAGAGCTGCACGCTCAACAGGACTCTTGTCAAGTCCTGAGACAAGTGTGGATCCAAACGATTTCCACCACTTGTCAAGATCAGACATCGGGCCTTCCTTCGTCGGACTCGCTGTGCGCAAGATACGAGACACCTTATTCGCCATCTCTGTAGCAGCAGCAATAACTGCTGCCATTGAGTCTCTAAGACCTTGAGCAAAGTTCTCACCGACAACTGAACCTGCATCTCTATAGGAGATGCCATACGAGTGAAGAAGGGCGATGATCTTATCCTGTGTCTTTTTATGCTGCTGTGGATGCTTCAGGAGGTACTACATGAGATTTTCAAGTTCTTTCTCAAGATGCCGTTTCTGAATACCTCTGCGTGCCTCGTAATTCGTGCGCTCTTTCTCTGCCTGCCTTTCAAGTTTCGCCCTTTTCTGCTCGTACATGAGATCATCCCATGAACGCTGAGCGTTCAGAAGTGCTGACTCCCTACGGTCGAGTTCAGCCTGTGCATCTTCTGGAGAAGAGAAGGAAGCAGCATCGAAGGAAGCCATGTCGTCTTTCGCCTTCTGCAGTTCTGTGCGTGCCTCACTAAGGCGTCTCTTGAATTCCTCTGCATCATGCTTCGACACAAGATTATCTAGGAGACGCTCAGACCTGGTCCTGTGTGCAGATGTAATTGCATCGAACGCGTCGAGAGCATCAGATGCCATCTGTGCGAATGCATCCTTGAACTTGGACTGGAATTCCTCCACTACCTGACGCCCAGCTTCAAGAGCCTTTTTCAGTGACTCAGAAATCTTGTCTGGGAGATCATTCGTTCCAAGAAGGAAACCCATGATAATACCATCGCCAATAGGCTTACCTATTTTGTCAGCGAAGAGTTTAGAAGGGGATCCAATACCTAGGAAACTTGTTGCTGAATCAAGTGCAGACTGCGCTGCACCTTTCACTGCACCAGCAAGACGCCCTGGCAGGCCTGCGATACCTGAGATGATTCCATCCGCAATTGCCCTTCCGATTGCTGCAGCTGCACCACCAACCCAACCAACAACAGATGCAATTGCTGATGCTGTACCACTCTTGATCTTGTCCCACAACCAGCCTGCAAGGCTAGCAATCCCGTTCCCAATACCTGTAAGGATTGCTTTACCTATAGCAACAGCAAGACCAAGCACTGCAGGAACCAACTTGGTCAGAGTATTCCAGATGAGACGGATGATCGTGCCAAGGATCCCGTCAACAATCTGCTTGATCCCCTCCCACGCGCGACCCCAGTCACCTTTGATAATCCCCATCACAAGATTAATGACGCCTTCCACGTACGTCATATAACCCTTAACAAGGATCAGGATATTGCCAAGCACTGCCTCAATGACTGAACGGATCTTATCCCAATTCTGGATTGCAAAATTGAGGATCCTTCCGAATGTCTGCTCCCAATAGAGCCTCACCAGGCTAAGGTACGTCTGGACAATCTCTACTATGCTTCCCCAGTGTGTGCGGATAGCATCGACAACCTCCATGATGATTGGAAGTACATTCTCCTTAATCCAAGAGAATGTCGAATCGACAATCTTACGGAACGTCTCTGATTTCTGGTAGGCAAGGAAGAATGCAGCACCAAGAGCGACGAGTGCAGCTGCTGCAAGAACAAACGGGTTCATCAGCATCGTTGCGTTCAGAGCGAGCATAGCGATCTTCATTGCCTGAACCATGGCGATGATCTTGGTCATGACGAACATACCAGTGAGGGCACCTGCAAGTGCGACAAGTGCGTACTGCAGTAGATCTGAACCCCTCACGAGTTCGATAACCCACACAACCCCACCCTTGATCGCTGAGAAGAACCCGATGATCTTCTGAGGATCAATTGCTGCAATGAAGTTAGCGAACGCTCTGACTACTGCTGTCACCGATGGTAACATCGCTGTGCCCAACTGAATGGCGAGTGTCTCAGCAGCTGATCCCACAGCGCCAAGAGCACCGTTGAGGCCTTTGGTACGAGCTTCTGCCATCTTCTGCGCTGCGTTTGTACCTGTGATCTCCTTCCGGTACTTCTTGTATGCCTCTGCACCCTCCCCCATCAAGATCCGCATTGCCTGGTTCGCGCGAACACCAAAGATCGTGGTGAGTGCCTGTTCTCTCTGCTCCTGTGTCAGATTTGAGAGGCCGTCCTGGAACTCGCCAATGATCGCAGGCATAGATTTCATGTTACCTGCTGAGTCGAAGATCTCCATGTTGTACTTCTTCATGACAGCAGCTGCTTTATCTGTTGGAGAGGTCAACCTGATCAGCATGGTCTTCAGTGCTGTGCCTGCGTACTCTCCGCTCAGTGCATTATCCGCAAGTACAGAGAGGGATGCAACAAGATCCTCCATAGGCATACCTACGCCATGGAACTGTGCTGCTGCATTCTGCATGCCGAGAGCGAGGTCTGTGATCTCAGCAGTTGACTTGTTAGCGCCTGCTGCAAACAGGTTCGCGACCCTGGTCGACTGGCTCCCCTGCATGTCGAACGCTTGCAGCGCTCGTGCGACGAGTGTTGCTGAGTCTGCAAACCCGATGTTCGCGGCAAGGCCCAACTGCAGAGTACCTCTAGTTGCAGCCAGTGACCTGTTAACACCCAAGCCACCCTTACTCAGCTCAACCATAGCGTCAGCAGCATCCTTGGCTGACACATTTGGAAGTTTGAAGTCACCACCGAGAGCAATCGCTTCATCCCCAAGCGATTTCATCTGTGCCTCTGTTGCGCCAGACACAGCCTGGAGAATGTTCATGCTCTGTTCAAAGTTACCAGCTGCACGCAAGGATAGGATCCCGATACCTGTAGTAGCCAGACCTATCCCAGCGAATATGCGGGAGGCTACCCCACCAGTCCTGATCATGGAGGAGTTCATAATAGCCATTGAACGGTAGAACCCGGAGGTATCTGCCGTTACTCTAGCTACCAGTTGCGCGACGGTCAGCGCCACCTACGTCGTCCTCTCTTGTTTTGCTGCGCTTCTGCGTGTGCCTCTGCGTCCATTGCCATCGTGGCAATTTCGATCCAGGCTACAGACCGTTCTAGCAGTTCCCATGGCATGCACTTGTAATACTGTGCTGCTCTGATTACGAGGTACCACTGAGGGATTTCTCCGGTAGCTCCTCCTGTGGCGAGGAACTTTCGGAGCTGTCGTCCTTCGGATCTTTTGGGCGCACATCATTCATCATGGATGCAAAGATGAACCCAAGGGCAGGAAGAGGAACCAACCGCAAACCTTCTGTGGTTGCAGGAACCTTCTGCACCTCTCCTGTTGGATTGCCATCTTCATCTACAACATCCATCTCTAGATCCCAATCCACAAGAATCAGAGATAGCATGTCCAAGATAGCGCCCGCTTCTGAATTGTCTCTGATCCCTGACTGAACTGACTCCACCACGTCGATGGTGAGTTCTCCAGGCTTGTAGTCAATCCACATCTGGCCTGGCTCAAACCCATCTTCTTCCTTGAAGATGATATCCACGTGACGGACACCACCTTTGAGTGCTGCAACTTTCATCTAGCTCTCCTTTTGCACCTGAAGGTTACTGATCAGTCGCGAGTAGCGTTGTCTCGTCTTTGCGCGACTCCTCCAACGGAACCTCAGGCGCTGAAAGTTCCGCAGGTTCAAACCCTTCCTCGGCCGGGAAGCGGTTCGGATCGTCTTCGTACCTCACACGATCCTCATCTGCAACTGGCGTAGACGCAGGCTCAGGTGCAGGCTCCTGGTACTCGTCCTCGTATTCACCCATTAGAGTGTAGTCTCCTTGTTAACTAGATTAATGTCGAAGCCCTTGCCCCACGCTCCGTCAAACACCATCTCAAACGTCCACTCGATGGCATACACGCCATCCTCGTCCTGGAAGTCCCCAACCTCTCCGACCTTGACTGCTGCGTCAATCTCTAGAGAGTAGGGCTCAGTTGCTGCACCTGCGAGCTGAGGTGAGGTAGCAGAGATCTTGACGAACTTCGTATCCCCTGCCCTCATCTGCCCGAGCTGCGTCATTCCTTCAGCATCCGCCTCCATCAGAAGCGTCAACTGTGCTGTCGGCTCAGACTCAACATGCGCTGCGAACGAGGCCAGCGTTGAGTTGAGAACCCACACAGGATTGAACCTGTCACCGAGTGTCCACGTTGCCTCCAGGACACGCAGCAACTTTGTCGTACCAAGAGCACCGAACGTAGGATCAAGGAACACGTCGATGTCTGTCGGAAGGATCGGGAGCTGGGGAGGCGTAACAGGTGCACCCGTGAGTGCAATGTTGTCAGAAAGCCTCTGACCGATCATTGCACCGCCGACCTCGATGCCATCCCTGTTGAATGTCAACTCAAGCTCTGTCACCAAGCCGTAGTTGAACTTGTGGGCACGAACCACACCACCCTGCTCCACTGTCATCGTCTTAAC